AACAAACAACGGATTATCTCCATCCCGGAATGGAGAGATGCAAATGACCAATTTCATTCTTTGAGTGTAGAAGAATTATCGGAATTATTGGATTTAATCGAGTTAGATCTTTTTAACGCAGGTCAAAGTTTGTATGCCAAAAAATGGCGCTTCGAAGTTGCCATAAACGACAATCCTAACGTAACAGATTCCGAGCTGCTGTCTATATGGCAATAGATCTTTACTTTGACGATTGTCTCGATAGGATACCAAGGCTTCTGATGAGCGAGTTACGTCTTTTTGATATAAACAAAGGATGGGACCACTCGTGATCGAAGAAATCCTTTCAGCGTCTGGTATAGTTGCAGGAGTAGCAGCTATACACATTTTAAAGTATATTGCTGATCGGTGGACCGAGTGGCTAAAATCCAATCGTGATCGCGGAAAGATTCAGAGGGAGTTAAATCGTAATACTTCTGTCCAGGAATTACTTGCCGTTTTGCGTGATCATTATAACGCAAGCCGCGCAAAAGTATTCTTATTCCACAACGGGGAATATTACCACAACGGGACTGGCGTAGAAAAATTTTCTCTCACAAATATCGTAGTTAAATCTGGGATGGCTTATCCTTATGAGTTTAATAATTTTTATACCAACCAAAGTATTTCTCAATCACTCGAAATTATTAAACCGATCTGTGAATCAGACTCCGTTTATCTTCTAACCGAATCAATGCCAGAATCCTCCGTTTGGAAAGATATATTTCGGTTTAATAAAATCAAAGCCCATCTATTTGCAAAGATTGATTACAAGGGAAAAATAGAAGGCTTTGTATCTGTTTCATGGCATGAGGATATTAATCGTATCCCTCAAAAACAGGAGATTGAAGAAGCCGCAACTGAAATAGGAATTTTACTCAGGAAAAAATTATGACCCAAAAGGATCTAGGAAAAATGGAAAAAGAAAATGCACCCACAACAAATTTATCAAAAAATTTTACTTTGTCTGAATTAACTGTTACACAAACAGGCATTCCGAACGTTCCAGATGAAAGACAAATCGTAAATCTAAAGCGTCTCTGTGAAACGATTTTGGAACCACTTAGGCAAGCAATTGAAAAGCCAATTATTGTTAATTCCGGATTTCGATCGCCAGCAGTAAATCGAAAAGTGAAGGGTAGCGTAACAAGTCAACACATGAATGGCGAAGCAGCAGACATTTGTGTTCAAGGGTTGACAACAAAAGATATTGTAGCAGAAATCCTAAAACTCAATTTGCCATTCCACCAATTAATCAACGAAGGCACAGCTTCAGGCGTAACTTGGGTCCACGTCTCTGTTGCGCCTATTGGTATCAAACCGAAAAAAGAAGTATTAAACGCGTTTGGAGTACCAGGCAAAATGAAATACCAACGAGTCACAATAGGATAAGAAAATTTACATAAAGGAAATATAATATGACCAAACACAAAAAAACATTTTGGAAATATCTCTCCGATAATGTGACTAAAGGACGGATCTCAACTATATTAGGTGTGTTGATTGTAATCGGTGCGATTGTATCTGTATTTATAGACAAAGCAGATTGGAGCCAAGCTTGTCTGGCAATTGCGGCTGGGTTTGCTGCTATTGGATTTATTGGCAAAAACAAGGACGGGGAAAGTAATGGATCGAATAGTTTATAAAAATTTAAAGAACTACAAATACGAACTCTTATTACCCTATTGGTTCCAGACAGACATCAAAACGGAAAAACAAATTCGGATCGAAACTACTGGAATAAAAACTTTTGTATCACTGGATACAGACGGCGTACTGCATATAGAGGCCGGATATGCTTGGGATGGACCAAGCGGCCCGACATTCGACACAAAATCCTTTATGCGCGGATCACTAGTACACGACGCGCTCTATCAATTGATGCGGGAAGAAAAATTAGATCATATAAAATATCGTGATACCGCAGATCAGATTCTAAAAAAAATTTGTTTAGAAGACGGAATGGGCTTGTTTAGAGCAGCATACGTTTACAGATTTGTGAGTTGGTTCGGAGGATCTTCAGCGAAACCGACGGACGAAACGAAAGAATATATACTGGCACCGTGATATATCCTTAAATACATTCCATCTCACTTAACCCCGTAAATGCGGGGTATTTTTTGATAAATTTGTTGTGGGATATTTTCTTAGATGAGAAAATATTATACCGTCATTTATTAAGCATACGATCGCAAAGCTTTTTAAGGTATTTAATCGAAACTAGATATTCCATCCAAGAATTTAAAAAATCAGAAGGATGCTCTTTTAGATAAGGTTGCAAGTTATCGCAAAATTCAATTGTTACTTCTAAATGTTTTGCAATAGCTTTCGACACAGTATTTTGCAAAACATTTAGAGATACACTCGATTCATTATAGTTATTGTTGGAGAAAGATTTTTTTTTCTTTCTGTCTTCCCTATCGTTAACTTCAATAATTAACTTTTTATTAGGATGCGAAATTGGAGTTATCTTTGGTTTTGGTTCGTTGGTATTATTTTTAATATTCCCTTTCATAATGCCTTCGGTAATTGGTTTAATATTCCCTTTCATAAACTATATTCCTTCTATTAAAGATGATTTGGAAACAGGTCATAGTGAGGCTTTTTTTTGTTTCCGATCAATTGTCACCAATAAGACGAATCCAATTATTCCAAAGCGAAAACTGAAATCGTTTTGGTTTGCAGAAGTGTGGATCACGAGAATCGGCCAACCGTTGTGGTAGATTGACCAATAATTTTGAATGAAAGCTGACCAATCCGACTTTTGTTGACTTGACTTAAGGCCATAGATCGACCACCCATAATGCTTTGGCGATCTCAAATAATCCCAGAATGTCCTTATAAGCCTGCTCATTTAATATACCTCATTTTATCCTCTAAAGTTTTTTTATTTTCGCTTATAATAACGTTTATATTTCTTCAATCAAATTTCAATTTGAGTTATTTTTTTATGTTAACAACATCAATCCTATTCTACTAATTCTAATATTATATCTGCTTCATCATAAATTCTTTCTGCTAGATTCCTTCTTTCAGATGGATCTAGCAACATAATGATATTAGATTTTTTAACATCAAAGGTCCCATCACGATAGACTCTACCACATATAAACTCTTCGCCATAGTACCAACTATAAACACCAAAATATATTCTAGGACTTATCGGATAATAATACATGATCTCTATTAATACTGACTTCTCGCTTTTAAAAGTGTGTAATATATGCTTTATATAATACTGCTCTGATGGTCTTGTCTTAACATCACTCATGATCTTGATTATCCTCTCCAAAATACTTTGTCACCACCCACCACAACGGAAGCCAAACAAAGAGCCCGATGGCGGCGAATCCCACCACGGACCAGAAAACTGTATATTCGGCTACGAGTTCAAAAAGTTCTGTTGTGCTCATTCAACATACCTCGCGATACTCTCGCGCTTCGTGGAAGTATTTATCTATTTCACTCGAATTCATTAGATAGTGCGCACATTGGTTTTGCTGAATATAACAAGAACGAATCCAAAGAAACCAAATCGAAATTGCCACGATCCTGTTTGTTCGTCGACACTTCCGTCTAAAAGTAAAAACGGAAGACCTATATACCAGTGAGACCAATAGTTTTTAATCAAAATCCCGCCTCCAGTTTTCCCTTTCCAAACCCAAAGATGCGTAAATCGTGTCCCTTTGATTTTTAACCAAAGAACCTGAACCTGGATCCATAACTTGAAAGTTTTTTGTTCTTTTTTTTCCATTTTTAGATTTTTCTCCAAACAGCTTAAACAGACACCAGTCAAGATTTCCTTTTTTTATACTTGTTCCACTTTCTGAAAAAACCGAAACGACTGGTCAATGTGGCCTGTGCGAATCCATGTAATTTGCCCGCTGCTTTCGAAACGTGATGAAGAGCGTGAGAAAAATCCTTGTGAGTAAGTGGTGTGGAACGAAAATCTTCTGAATATTTTACAGTCCAAGGTAAGTTAAGTTGCAATTCTTTTAGAGTCATACTTTCCCCTTTTAACAAGCGTAATCAAATTTAAGATAACGTTGTCTTGAATTTAGCTTAAAATAAATTGTACCATAAAAAGTATCACCGTAATCGCTTGATCGATCTATAAATGCAGTTCCGTATTTGCCATAATAGGTTCTTGATACATCGTCAAAATTCTCTTCCTGAAGTTTCTTAGTAATACGTAAATTGCCTATGTATTTATTATTTGTAACCAAATCTGATTTCCTGAACCAGTAAACCCAATCTTGCCCTTTTATAGTAGCAAGTGCCCGTAAAATTCTTTCATCCATTCTGTCTGTCTCCATTTTTTCTAACCTCTAAAATCAAGGCATTATCGTAAACATTCAAAGGCGTATCTCTATTCAAATAAGTTCGAACTATGATAAATTCACCGATCGAAGTTCTTTTTTTTCCTATCGCTCGAATCCCCAAGTGGATAATTATTATAAGATCTTTTTTTACCATTCTACTCTCCACATGGAAAATGTCTTCCAGCCTAAACCATCCCTCATGGCGGGGATTTAATATAAAAATATCATCACCAATAGAATATGGCACTAAAGATTTAACCAGAACCATTAGCCTTTTGTTATGTTTTCCGATATTATAATATAACTCATCTATATCGAGAGTTATATCTAAAATTTCTTCTAGTGGATTCATTGTTTTAATGCTCTTATAAATCTCCCATAAGACTCACTTCGGTTAAATAATGACTCAACATTATTGCCAGATCCTTTTTTCACGGATTGGAGCAATTCCTGCTTATCAAAGTAATAACTATATGTAACAATCTCATTACTAAGCATCGCATTTACTTCAACAATAATACCTTCATCTGTTTTGTAAAAGTGGATTGATGTATAGGTATCTTCCCGCAAATTATCGACGAGATTTTCGGGTGTGATAAGTGGCGAATAGAGAAGGTTGTATATTTGCTTAATGTGATTTGTTTTTGGTTTCTTCATACTGTTTCTTTTCTGTGATTTTTATATGTGCATCAACAAGGACCGTCGCAAGCGGACCGGTTCTAATGTCTAATATTGCCCAGCCTTTTGAATCTATCAAACTCACGTGTCCATTATATAAAAACGAAATGTTCCACTTTTCTCCTGCAAGCATCGGAAATATCTCTTCGAATAAAGGACTAACCCACTCCGAAAGGGATTCGAAGTCTGTTTTTGAATTAACTATCCTTCCGTCTGGAAATTCCCATTCAAAAGGGAGATGGAATTCTTTTCCCGTAACATACAACCAGGTGTAATAAAGAATTTTTTTCTTTGCACCCAAAATTTTTTCAGCGATATATTCACGGCGTTCTTGTGGAGTCATTTGTTCTTCTTTCATACTTATTCCTCCCCTACCCTCCCACACAATCTGATCGAAACACCTAAGGAAACTCCCAATAAACCAAACTCAAAGACCAAACGTTTGAATGGAATCTCGGTATAAGTAAAATAATATAAATTTAATGTGATTAAATGTTTACTGTCTCGAGAGGTAAGACTATAAGAATGATCCAAGTAAACATTTATAAATGAATCAAATGGATTTTTACCTATTAAATTAATACTACTATTACGCCTTAGCCGAATGAGGAACCATTTAAGATACACAATCTTTCTCCAGGTTTTGATTTTTAATGACATTCTATTTTTTTCCTCCCACACAATCTAATCCAAATACTTAACCAAAACCCGAATATACCAAATTCAATCATTAGATAATTGTATAGAACGTCACTATATTTAATATAATCTAAATTTAATATAAACAAACGCCAAGTTCTCAGGTAACCACCAAAGTTGTGATTTAAGTAAACGCATATAAATGAGTAATCAAGAATATTTCCAAGTATCTTATAACTACTACCCGTTTGCCTTAGCTTCTGAAGATTGTATTTAAGATCCACAATCTTGCGTAAGAATTTTATTTTTAATGACATTCTATTATTTTCTCCTAAAACAACCTCGGTTCCTTTTCCGCCAATTTTTCTTGCACTAACGGATTAAGCCAGATCGCTTCTGTTCGCTCTCGCTTTTTATTGTCTCGCGCCGTCTTCTCCTTCCTTATCCATCCTTTTGACTCTAAACGATCGGTGTATAAGTCTGATGGATAACCGCAAATAATCGCCATCCCGTCTAATGTAAGCACCATATTAATAAGATTTTCATGTTCAATTTCTAATTTCATTTCGTGTGTGTAAAGATCACCTGAACCGCGCACAGATCCTAAGTATGGCGGATCAAGAAAAAATAATGTCTTAGGCCGTGATAATCGTTCCCCTACTTCTAAAAAAGATTTAGTTTCGATTACAACTCCTCGGAGTCTTTCAGCCGCCTTGTAATAAGGTTTTAAGTCTGTCCACAACCGTGCTGGTATGTAACCACCGGATTTATCTAAGTTTCCATGAGTTCTAAAAGACCCAGAAGAAGACCGATTCTGACCAATGTTCATCCAGCACTTTGCACAGAATTGTAATGCTCGATCAATAGAGTCTTCAGCTGGTTTAGATAGAGACCACTCAAAGATGTCTCGTGAATATGGTGTCCACTTGATTCGACGAATAAGTTCCTTTGCCGTATTACGATTTCCTAATGTCTGCATAAAATTTGTAACTTCTTGATCAAGATCAAAATAGTATTCTACGCGCGTACGTGGTTTCTGGAGTAGCACGTTTGCCGCTCCACCAAAACCATCTACATAAGTGTCGTGTTCCGGAAAGTACTCAAGAATCCACGGTGCAAGGAGGAACTTACCTCCGTTATATTTAAGGACGGGACGGGTGATCATTTGGAATACCTCTTCTCTGTCCAATGTATAATTTTTCCCTCGAAATCATGATCGAAATAGATGCAAAAATCCTTAATAGAATCGAATCCGTCGTTTAAAGCCAATTCCTCTTGTTCGTCTTGAGATAATACCTTATCGCCTATTTTCACATATAATAAACAATCATGTAAATAACCTATTAATATAGGCTCAACTGAAACACATTCAGATTTCATGAAGCATTCGTAAAACTTGGTTCGCACCCCGTAGGCCATGTGGATTTTTCTTCCGGCCTTCCATCTGTCTTTTTCGTCCCTGCGAATTGAGTGGATCTTCTCTCCGGCGAGAATCTTTTCTTTAAAACTTGTCGGCCCGAGGTATTGAATATATTTTCTAAAGCTGAGAATCATAGTGGCCCCAACAATGCGTCGACTTCATCTTGAGTTAGAAAATCTGCTGCTTTTTTTGGAAACTGTTTCCACTCTTCCCCGTCAAGGCGCGCCCCAGAATTTCTCTTATCACCCCATTGCTTAAAGAAGAACGGAACATCTGCGTCGGTACACTGATCACGCAAATTTCGAATCCAATTTGGCCGCACAAGTCTTGCATTCGGGCCTGACTCTCCTCCTGCTATAACCCAATCGATAGGAGATAGCGTTCCCCAGACATCCTCGTAATAGCCCATAGATAAAATATCGAGATTGCCTTTGAGCGCGTTGACTGTGCCATAGTCTTCTGTTTCTAAGTTCGTTAAATCAATCTCACCTAAAAGTGGTTCTGCTGATATAAATTTTATTTTCGCTGGAGCTTCCATCAAAAACGGAATTCTCTCATCCGCTGTTTCTTGATCTTCAACTGATACCCCAAGCCAAACGTTTGGGAGCGGCCACTCGACTAATCCAGACCACTTGTCGGTCGATTCGTGCGGCATTTTTATACTCCTCGTTTGCCAATTGGATTCCACAAAAGAGTACGCAACGTCACCTATTTCGCCCGCACGGTCTTCAGTTGTTAAATATTCTAACATTCGTTCCGGACGTTTTGTTAAAACTTGAAACGTGTGTTTGGGATTTAAGGCCATCACGCCAAAAATTCTGTCAATGAACGAATCCGGAACATCATCATGAAAAAGATCAGACATTGAGTTTACGAAGATTTTCGAAGGTTTTCGGATCGAAAATGGTTCTTTAAGTTTGTGCTCTTTGAGAAGAATTTCCGAAAAGTCTCTATCTTTCCATTCTCCGAATTTCCGCTTACTTAATTTTTCCGCGTAACAGTTTCTACAACCGGCTGAAACTTTTGTGCATCCAGTCACTGGATTCCAAGTGTGGTCAGTCCATTCTATCTTTGAGTTTTTCATCGTGTTACTCTCCGTATTCTCGATTTCGTTTTTCCGCTTAATGCAAAAATCTCGTTCACAAGGAACCCAATCCAATAAGTTTGGATTTCATTGTTATACAAAACTGAATGCGCCTGCATTATTAATTCACGAATTCTTTATCGTCAATCTTGATACTCATTTTAAGCACCTCCAGATCTTTCTTTTGGTGGATTCTTTTTGCCATTGTCAACGTTATTCTCTTTTGGTTGATAGCCTCCACTTCTGGTGGCATCAACTCTAATCAGTTCTTTGAAAATGACTCGCAACAAAGTTACAATAACCGAATACATAAGAATCAATTCAAAAATTTGAAAAAGATTTAATGTTTCTTTCATTTTTCTTAACTCCTACTCTTCCTTATCAAAATTGATACTAACTTTTTGAATTATCGTTTTTTTTGGGAGATGAATCAAAACTCTGGAAGAAGGCATCCAATTAATATGTACAATTTCGTGAATTCCATTTTCCCAAGTTTGACTACTTGCTTCTACTTCTAATGTTCCGTCTTCTATGAAAGCAACACGATCGATTGGAATATCATAGCGTTTTGTAAACCCATCAACTCCTTCGAGCCAAACTATATATACGGGTTCATTGGTTTCGCCTTTGCCTATAATACTTCCGGTTCCGAGAAATAGAAACCCAGAAATTTCTGATCCTTTCTTATGGTTCTTGATAGAGACTCTTTTTAGTTTAAAAAGTTTATTCCCATATATTTTAGAATAACCTGGTTTGTGTTCGTGAGCGTCTTCGGTCTTATAGTATAAGATCACTAAATAATAGATAGATACCAACAAGATTATTTTTATAATTTTCATCCCTTATTCCTTTCTTCCATTCCCGCATTCCGAAGCGCAACGTAGACAATATCCCAAACACCGCGTAGCTTCCTATGGATACGCTCTGCCCTGCTCGACTTCCAAACTCTCTTCGGATTAAAATCTTCGCTCTGCATAAATCGAGCGTCGTAAGAGCCGTACGCTCCCTTTGTTTCTTTTACCGTCTTTCCGTCGTTTGCTATATACGCACGCGAATGCTCACGTGCTTTTGACTCGTCGCCGTTCGGCCAGATTTCAACTTTAATTACGATCACGGCTTCAATCCCTACAGGCAATGGGGAAAGGACAATTTGGATCATGGCCCGAGTCGATACAAAGTTCTATATAACGTCTAAAGGTGACTACTGCCCCAAATTTTTCCAACCAATATCGATCTTCTTCCGTTCCGCCATATCTCATAAAATCTTGCGTTGCCGCATCAACTTCACAAACATACCGTTCGTCTATATCAACAATCTCTAATACGTTTTCTGAAATAAATTCCTTAATAGTACCCTCTATTTCTTTAGCTAAATAACGTACAATCTGTCGCAAAGATGTTGCCGCCCAATATTCGTAATCATAAATTAAAAATACTTTCATATCGTTCCTACTCCTTATTACTTTCCTTCTTTTCCCATACGGAGCTTTGATCTTCGATTCTGGTAAGCAATCCGGTCGTTATCAAAGTTGCCCACGGCTGACGTATGGAGATCGCTTTTTTCGGAATCTCCTTAAACAAAAGTTCGTTCATCTCTTCCACTTCCTTAGTTCTTTTAAACACTGAATCATGATGTGAGTATGCAAATGAGCTTCGGCTTCGAATTCCCTATTCCTATCCAAGATGTCCTTCAGATAGAATTGATTTATATGAGTTATCTCATGAGCAAGAATCGCTATGTGATTGTCTCTTCGGAAAGAAAAGTCTTTCAGGATGATGTAAAAGCATAGAGTAACCTTCCCTGTTTTCGCGTTCGCAACGACAGACTTGCATCCGAGACCAAAGCACTTTTCGATCGCCTCTTTATGAGATTCGAGTCCGACTTGCCAAGGACTGTTTTTCTCAAAAGACTTATGGATCTCCTCGTAAGAAGCTCCGCAACTGAAAGCGATCATTCCGGGAAAACATCCGAAATCCAAATTCGCGAGAAGTGGTTTCTTTTTTTTCATACGCACACCTCCGTGATCCAATCACAGAAACCATCCCACTTCGCTCCGAATTGTGGATCTGAATGCTCAGGGCCATTAACTGGGACTAAAACTCTTTTGCCTTTAGGTCCTATTAATTCAGCACAAGGGATTTTATAAAATTTACCTACTTCGAAATTCATTCACTTTTCCTAATGTTTTTCAAAATCTTCTTCTTCCTTTCTTCAATGGGGTACCCATCGGAATTACCTTGAACTATCTCAAAGTCGTCATGAATTTTATCATCACAAATCACAGTAAAATAGCTCGAATCTGGATTCAGAGGATAGGATAAATGCAGTATTCTTAATCCTATCCTCTCGTCCTTTCCGAGTTCAATGAAATCTAAAACGTATTTGTACATATAGAATTTCTTCCTTCTTGGACCAGTGAAATGGTAAAGTTTCAATGTGTCTCCCGGTTGAATAGCTCTGCCTGTTTTATCTAAGAAATCCATCCCCTATTTCCCTCTCCGTCACAACGATTCTTATATCATCACGGATTTTTCTTTCCATCACCAAACGATAAACTTGCCTATCATCTTTATATACGATTCCATTCATCGCATCTAAAAGAATTTTCGCAATTGCATCAATATCAAGACGTTCATAAGGTGTATGAATTTCCACAGAGCATTCGTTCAAGATTACTGGACCATATAAGCATTGTGATCTAAAATCATATTGTAATCCTTCTTTAACAGATCTATAATCATTTGATAATATTAACTTTTTTTTATTCTTTGAAAGGCCGTATCTTCTATTTACGGATACCGGCTTTATTTTTGTCTTAAGCTCGACAGTCATTCCAGCGACCCCGTTTCCGAAAATTTTCCATTCGAATTTTTTGCGATAAACATCTAACTACGCGACCTCCCTACTCTGTTTGTTCTTTCTCACGCTATTAAACCAACTCCACAACAAAGCACTCGCCACGTTATCCTCTTCAATTGCCGTTTTCTTCCAGTCCGGACTTACGCCCAACGCGTCACTAACGTATATGCGCTCCGGAACTCCTTTGAGTCTCCGGAACTGTGTCACGAATTCCTCTGTCGTTACCCAGCGACGTCTGTGATCTGAATACCTCGTGACCTGATAACACCCAGGGTGCTCTGCTGTTTGTTCAAGACAACGAGACGCAAAACACAGTTCACCCGTTTTACGTGACTCGACACGATAGAACCGCTCCTCCGTGAAAAACCCGCGATCCTCAACGCGCACGTTAGGCACTACAGTAGGTTTCTCTACAGCCTTCTTTACGCCATCGTCAAACGCGGAAAGGAATTGATCTAGTGTGACTTCGGGTTGTGGTCTCATTTTTTTTCGAACTCAATCACCCAAACCCAAGGGTTTTGTTTCCGTCCAAAATAGCTCGGACCATGTTGCTGGAAAACAAGATTGGTCGTTCTTTGATTGCTTGTTCTTTCATTTTTTATTCTTCTTAATCAATTTCCATTCTTCGTATGCTCGACGGCTCACACGGCCTCTGGTGGGAACAGAGACGGTTGCGCTCGTTCTCCGCAGATAAACCGTATTGCCTCTTGTTGGAGCTTTTGGAGACGTTGAACCGTGTCTTCGGATAGAAGTTGCTTTTCGTCTTCACCCGACTCTTCTCCGCCAGGCATACTAAAGAACTTGTGTGGAGTATTCAGAACCAACGGCGCATAAGCATTTCGTAATTCTCTCAGAGCCGTGATCGTTGCGCCTGTCGTATTTTTCGGATGCGAGAAAGATATGGAACGAACGTGAATATAGCTCTCCACACGATCCTCGTCGAGATCCAGCTCGCAAATCTCGTTCACATCTTGACGCAAGTCCGCAAGTGCTTCGTAAAAGGAAGGGAGCGCAAGGTCGCTGGTCGAAACTGTATATTCATCTGGTTCCTCGTCTCCAACTTCAACCTCGTAGGAAATAAAAATTTTCCCGGGACTTCCATCCTTTTTTGGTTTGTGTCCGATTTTAGACAGTTTGTATTCTGTTTCCATGTTCTACCTCCTCTTCGCCAGTTCGGCACGTTCACTTTTTATTTTTTCGTAGATCTCAGTCACGAGCGCTAACGTTGCTCCTCGTCTTGCAAAAATCTCGTATGTTCGCTCGATTCTATATCCACTGTTAAGATGCCAACGAATTGACGCTCCCAATTGTTCGTTCGTCATGCTGCTGTTGGCCGTTTGAACTTGCATGGCTCCCCTTTGTCTTGTTTAGATTTTTTGAATGTTTCGTAAAATGATTTCGCATATGTAATTTTAGGGTTTGTCGAATTTGAATCGTAATACTCCTTCGGTGATTTTGCACTTAGGATAAACTGTTTTGTTGTCGGTGATATTTTTTGTGCCTGGATATAATCCTCGAAGTATTCAAAATCTGGTTGGTGATTAGTTTGTGTTGATCGTTCCGAGGATGGCAACTTTAGCGCGACTATAGTTGATTGTATTTTTTCGTAATAAGATTTTGCAGATGCAATTGTGATCGGAATCGGTTTCCAAAATTTAAGATCGTCTTTGAATTCCTTAGACTCTTTGATCCGTATAAGATTAGATACAACTTCTATAATCTTATCAGCCGAAAGACCAGAAGCCATAAACCAATTTAAAGCAGAGGTTTCTTTTCCAACAGTATGAACGTATTCGATATTCCTCGAAGCGAGAAGCTCCTTTGTTTTTTCGTAAACGTTTACAAATGTAATAGTTTCAGAAGAAACCTCTTTTTCTTTCTTTGTACTATCTAGTTTATTATCCCCTTTAATATCTGCTCCATAATTTGTGGAGTGCATGCACTCTATATTTTGTGGACCCCACTCTACTTTTTGTGGGGGGTCTTCCACATTTTGTGGACCCGGGTCTATATTTTGTGGAGTGGGTTTGATGATTCGAACGTTAGAAAAAATAAACCGACTTGTCCCGTTTTTTGTTTTTAAAAGCCTGACTGTTATCGCACCCTTTTTTGCTAACCTTGAGATAGAGGCCGAAATGGCTTTTTCAGCTTTCGTTTTTTCCGCCAAAAGTTTTTCAGAATTTTTTTCGTACGGGTTATACCTCTCTAATAGTCTCGCAAAATAATCGTTAGTTGCAGTACACCCTTCCTTCCGATTACTAAGATTGTGAATCAGCGAAAAAATTATTTTCTCTCCGTCTGTCAGTCCGAATCCGTTAACAACATTAAAATCAACAACAGCATAAGAAGATCCCTCGGGCCGATTGGGACGTGGAACTCTACGAGGAACGGCATTCATACAACACACTCTATATTTTGCATAGGCGAAGTCAGATAGAGAGTGTTATTTAAATAACGATCAAGATCATCTAAACTATCTGTTACAAAAACAACAGAGTTGTTTTTTTTGATTATAATCTGATCACCAATATTTATTGTTATACTACTACAAAGATCAACGTGATGAAATTCCATTGTCCGGAATGTTAATGCCATCTTCGTATATACAGTTCCAACAAAATTCCATTCGTTCGGCCTGATCTGAGTAAATTTATGTTTTTGTAATATACTATTTATGTGTTCGTTTTGCGTATCCGCAATCATGATAATTATCCCTTCCTCTCACTGTCCTTTATGTCGCTTTGTCGGGTCCAAAAAAGAAACCGGTTTTGTATTTTTAGCTTTATCAGTAGAGTTTGCAGCCTTTAAAGCGGCGTCCTCTTGTGTTAAATAACTTTTGCGTATGTGACTCCACTTTTGTATAAGATCGTCAGCATCATAATCTTCTGATCTACCGTGTAACCACTGCAAAAAGTAAAACACCGATACAACGGAAATTGCAGTTAATCCGATCAAAAATTTTAAGCTGGCTTCCATAGTTTGATTAAAGTCCTTATACATATAGAGCAAACTACGGAAGACCCAGATACACATGCCAGCGCAAGACTATACCACACGGTTAGTATTGCATATTGTTTGAGTATTATAAAATCGTAATAGTATAGCTCAAGATTCACTGCTCACAACCTCTTCCTCTCTTGTGGCGACGGCTGGGCTAATCAGAATTATTGTTTGCAAAACGTCCTTCCATTTTCGCCAAAACTCAAGAGCGTTTTGACTCATGTTATCAATTTCGTCGTCAGAAAAATTCCACCACTGATCGAAACTATGGGATTCACAGCCTATGTACATGAGGTTATTTGAATATACAACTGTCCAATGATCCGTCTGAATCGTTTTGATATTGTGTGAATTTCCTTGTGCACCAGAAAGATTTACACCAGATAGATTTGCACCAGATAGATCTGCACCAGATAGATCTACATCACGTAGATTTGCACCAGATAGATTAACACCAGATAGATTTACATCACGTAAATTTGCACCAGATAGATTAACACCAGATAGATTTACACCGCGTAGATCTACACGAGATAGATTAACATCAGATAGATTTGCACCACGTAAATTTACACCAGATAGATTTACACCAGAAAGATTTGCACCAAATAGATTAACACCAGAAAGATTTGCACCGCGTAGATCTACACGAGATAGATTTACATCACGTAGATTTGCACCAGATAGATTAACACCGCGTAGATCTACATCACGTAAATTTACACCAAATAGATTAACACCGCGTAGATCTGCATCACGTAAATTTACACCAGATAGATTAACACCGCGTAGATCTACATCACGTAAATTTGCACATCTGCCGCCTTTTATTTCAAGTAACCAATTCAGATGTGATTCTATGATTGCCTTTAATTCTTCGTTTGTATAAATTTTCATATTCCCTCCTCGATTCCTATGCGTGGATCTGTAATTCTCTCAAGATAAACACTCTCAGAATAATAACCGTTTGATTCGCCATACCAACGTATATCCACAAAGCCTTTGATAGTTGCGACTTATGTCCCGTTTTCGATTATTATATTTCGTTTTTATAATACTTTTATCTCAGATTTATGGAACTCTGAGATAAAAGAGATATATTGACGATATTCTTCAATCTGCTCGTCGCTATACCCTTCGATGTCCTTGTAACAGTCAATCCATTCTGCTATCGATTTTGATTTATAACCAATCTGTATTCGATCCTCTCCCCAATACGAAACAACATGCATTGATCCCGAGAAGATTATTGATTTAACCGTTACTCCGTGTTCGATCGTTGCTCTCTCTCCTATCTCTGCTTCGTCTCCTATCTTTGCTTCGTCTCCTATCTTTGCTCTGTATCCTATCTTTGCTTTGTATCCTATCTTTGCTTTGTATCCTATCCTTGCTTCGTCTCCTATCTCTGCTTCGTCTCCTATCTCTGCTTCGTCTCCTATCTCTGCTTCGTCTCCTATCTCTGCTTCGTCTCCTATCTTTGCTCTGTATCCTATCTCTGCTTCGTCTCCTATCTCTGCTTCGTCTCCTATCTCTGCTTCGTCTCCTATCTTTGCTCTGTATCCTATCTTTGCTTTGTATCCTATCGTTGCTCTCTCTCCTATCTCTGCTTCGTCTCCTATCTTTGCTTCGTCTCCTATCTCTGCTTCGTCTCCTAT